CTTTTCATCCCTATGGAATGGAACTACGAAGGATTCATGGATACTTACGGATCACCTGTTTTTACTAAACAAGAGAATTCAGTCAAAACAAGAGACGGTTTTGAGATTACAACAGGAGTCATTGAACACTGGGAAAACGAAGTTGAAGGATTAAAAAATGATAGTGATAGTTTAAATGAATATTATAGGCAGTTTCCAAGAACAGAGCAACACGCTTTTAGAGATGAAACTAAAAATAGTTTATTTAACTTAACAAAGATATACGAACAGATAGATTATAACGAAGAGTTAAATAATAAAAGAGCTGTAACAAAAGGTAGTTTTATGTGGGATAATGGTATAAAAGATACAAGAGTAGTTTTTGTACCAAACAATAATGGTAGATTTTTAGTGTCATGGGTTCCACCGTATAATTTACAAAATAGATTTATAAATAAAAATGGAAATAAGTATCCAGCAAATGAGCATGTTGGAGCATTCGGTTGTGACTCTTACGATATTAGCGGTACTGTTGATGGTCGCGGTTCTAAAGGATCACTACATGGATTAACAAAGTTTTCTATGGAAGACGCTCCTCCTAATCACTTCTTTTTAGAATATATAGCTAGACCACAGACAGCTGAAATGTTTTTTGAAGATGTATTAATGGCTTTACATTTTTATGGTATGCCTATACTTGCTGAAAACAACAAACCTAGATTACTTTATTATTTAAAAAGAAGAGGTTATAGAGGATACAGTATGAACAGGCCAGATAAAATATGGAATAAATTATCTCCTGCAGAAAAAGAAATAGGTGGTATACCAAATACAAGTGAAGATATTAAGCAAGCACACGCTGCTGCTATTGAAAGTTATATAGAAAAATACGTTGGACTAACAGAAGGTTCATATGGAGATATGTACTTTCAAGAAACGCTAGAAGACTGGGCAAAGTTTAATATAAATAACAGAACAAAGCACGATGCTTCAATTAGTTCTGGATTAGCTATAATGGCTTGCAATAGAAATTTATATAAACCAAACCCTAATAGAACTCAAAAAAGTGTAAGTTTAGGTTTTAAAAAATATGATAACGACGGTTTTGTTTCAAAAATAATAAAATAAAAATGATAAAAACAAATTATAATAGTTCTTTTCCAGATCAGGTAGTACCTGACGCAGAGAAAGCTACTTATGAATATGGTCTTCAAGTTGGTAAAGCGATAGAAGGTGAGTGGTTTAGATATGACAATGCTTATTATCAAGATAGGTTTAGCACTAACTATAACAACTTTCACAGATTAAAGCTTTACGCTAGAGGAGAACAGTCTATACAAAAATACAAAGACGAACTTTCTATTAATGGAGATTTATCATATTTAAACTTAGACTGGAAGCCTATACCTATTATACCTAAGTTTGTGGATATAGTTGTAAATGGTATGTCACAAAGAAACTATGAAATACAAGCTTACGCTCAAGATCCTGAATCTACAAAACAAAGAACTGACTATGCTCAAAGAATATTAAACGACATAACAAAACAGAAATATATAGAGGCAGTTGAAAAGGTTTTTAAGATGGATGTTTCTGAAGCACCTAGTGGAGATGAAATACCAAAGACAGCAGAAGAGCTACCATTTTACATGGAAATGAATTACAAGCAGTCTATTGAAGTAGCTGAAGAAGAAATTATAAACCAAGTTTTAGATTATAATAAATATCAATTAATAAAGAAAAGATTAAACTATGACTTAACTGTTTTAGGTATAGCTTGTGTTAAAACAAATTTTAATCTTTCAGAAGGTATTACTATAGATTATGTAGATCCATCAAATGTTGTTTACTCATATACTGAAGATCCAAACTTTGAAGATTTATATTACGCCGGTGAAGTTAAAAATATATCATTAGTAGAACTAACAAAAGAGTTTCCTTATTTAACTCCTGCTGACATAGAAGAGATACAAAAATATCCTGGAAACCAAAATTACACTAGAAACTGGAACGGTAGGTTTGACGATAACACTGTTCAAGTACTTTATTTTGAATACAAGACATATACTAATCAAGTATTTAAAATAAAAGAAACTGCACAAGGATTAGAAAAAGCATTAGAAAAGCAAGACACATTTGTAGAAGCTCCTGACGGTGACAACTTTAAAAAAGCTTATAGAACTATAGAAGTATTATATACAGGTGCTAAAATATTAGGTCACGAAAAAATGTTAAAATGGCAAATGTCAGAAAACATGACTAGACCTTATGCTGATACATCTAGAGTTAAAATGAATTACTCAATATGTGCACCAAGACTTTATAAAGGTAGAATAGAGAGTTTAGTAGGTAGAATAACTGGGTTTGCTGATATGATACAGCTAACTCATTTGAAATTACAACAAGTAATGTCAAGAGTAGTACCTGACGGTGTTTATGTAGATGTAGATGGTTTGCAAGAAGTTGATCTAGGCAATGGGACAAATTATAACCCACAGGAAGCTTTAAATATGTATTTCCAAACTGGTAGTATCGTTGGTAGATCAATGACGCAAGATGGTGATATGAACCCAGGTAAACTACCAATACAAGAACTTTCGACCTCAAACGGTATGTCTAAGATACAGTCGCTTATACAAACTTATGAGTATTATCTTAAAATGATAAGAGACGTGACCGGACTTAATGAAGCTAGAGATGGTACATTACCTGATAAGCAATCGTTAGTTGGTCTACAAAAATTAGCCGCTGCAAACTCAAACGTAGCTACAAGACACATACTACAAGCTAGTTTATATTTAACACTTAGAGTTTGTGAAAATATATCTCTTAGAGCAGCAGATGCGCTAGCATATCCATTAACAAGATCCTCACTATTAAATAGCTTAAGTAAATTTAATGTAGGTTCATTAGATGAAGTTATAAACTTAAATCTTCATGACTTTGGTATATTCTTACAGTTAGAACCAGACGAGGAAGAAAAACAAGTGTTAGAACAAAATATACAAATAGCTTTAAAATCTCAAACAATAGGTTTAGAAGATGCTATAGATATTAGAGAGGTTAAGAATTTAAAGTTAGCTAATCAAATGCTTAAATACAGACAAAAGAAAAGATCTGAGTCTGAGCAAGCGAAACAACAGCAAATGATACAAGCTCAAGCTGATGCTAATGCAAAGTTAGCACAGGAAACAGCTTTAGCAGAAACACAAAAACAGCAAGTATTAACTGAGCAAAAAATACAAATTGAACAAGCTAGATCTCAGTTTGATATACAAAAAATGGAGATGGAAGCTCAAATCAAAAGACAGTTAATGGAGCAAGAGTTTCAATATAACATGCAGCTTGCTAAAGCACAAGGTGATGCTAAGAAAACTGAAGACGAATACAGAGAAAACAGAAAAGATCAAAGAAGTAGACAAGAGGCTAGTCAGCAAAGTCAATTAATTGATCAAAGAAAAAATGATTCTTTACCTAAAAATTTCGAATCCGCAGGTAATGATTCAATAGACGGGTTCGGACTAGAGCAGTTTATGCCTAGATAACTATTATTAATTATTATATTATATTATGTCAGAAGAAGTAAAACAAGAAGGTGAGTTTAAAATGAAGAAAAGAAGAGGTAGGCCTAAAAAGCTAACTTCAAATAACGAACCTGCAAAAGTAGATTTAAGAAAAAAAGAAGAAGATGCCATTCAAGAGCCAAGCACAGAGGAAACTGTGTTACAGTCTAATGAGCAAAGCGAAACGCCAAGGGAAGAGGCCAAAGTGGAATTGCAAGAAGTGGGAGAACCACACAAAGAAAAAGTCGCTGCCGAAGAGACTAAACAAGAAGAGTTAACACCTATTGTAGAAATACAGGAAACAGAAGAAGTAAAAGAAGAACCTGTTTTTGAAACAAAGGAAGAACCTGTAAAACAAGAGTTGCCAGAAAATATAGAAAAACTAGTAGCTTTTATGAAAGAAACAGGTGGTACTGTAGAGGATTATGTCAGAGTAAATGCTGATTATTCAAATGTTGACAATAATACTTTACTAAGAGAATATTACAAAAGAACTAAACCACATTTAGATTCAGAAGAAATATCTTTCATTATGGAGGATAACTTTAATTATGATGAAGAAGTGGATGAAGAGCGAGACATAAGAAAAAAGAAACTCGCTTATAAAGAAGAAATTGCAAAAGCCAAAAACTATTTGGAGGACATGAAGAGCAAATATTACGCGGAGATCAAGTTGAGACCCGGTGCTACTCAAGAACAACAAAGAGCTATGGACTTTTTCAATAGATACAACGAACAGCAAAAACAAAATGAAGCAAGAGTAGATAGATTTAAAAACAACACTAGCAAATATTTCAACAACGAGTTCGAAGGTTTCGATTTTAAAGTTGGTGAAAAAAGATTTAGATATAAAGTTAAAAATCCATCTGAAGTAGCTACTAATCAGTCTGACATAAGTAATTTTATTAAGAAGTTCTTAAATAAAAACGGAGAAATAGACAATCAAGGAGCATATCACAAAGCTTTATATGCAGCAGATAATGCTGATAACATTGCTAATCATTTTTATGAGCAAGGCAAAGCTGACGCAATTAAAGATATGATGGCTAAATCTAAAAACATAACAAATGACTCTAGGCCAACGCCTGGTGGAGAAACTGTTGGAGGATTTAAAGTTAGAGCAATATCTGGTATTGATTCTAGTTCGTTGAAAATAAAACGAAGAACAAAATAAAAATAAAAATTAACAATTATGGGACAATTTTCACCCGCTCCCCAGACCGGTACTAACACGGCTGGAAAGTACGCAATGTTCCCAATGCCTGAGGCTAAGCAAATTGCAAGTAACCAAAACTACTTGTCTTTTGATAGCGCTTCTGGTGGTGGTACATTCGCTGAACAATATCTACCTGAGCTTTACGAAGCTGAAGTAGAAAGATATGGTAATAGAACTTTATCTGGATTTTTATCAATGGTAGGTGCTGAAATGCCTATGGCATCTGATCAAGTTATTTGGTCTGAGCAAAATAGACTACATATTGGTTATGAAACAGTAGAAGTACTTAGTGCTACTAAAATTCAAGTTTCTACAGAGGACGCTTATGAAGCTATTAGAAAAGACGATACTATTGTAATTTCTGATAACGACGGTAAAACTGTTAAAGCTCACGTTACTCTTGTAGACAACTTTCAAGCTGGTGTAGCTCCTGCACTTAACACTTTTGATGTTACTGTAACAACTTATAACTGGTTTGATTTAACTAACGCTTCAGGTGCTGCTGCTGGCGATGGTTTCTCTGTAGCTGGAGGTAAATCTTGCTTTGTTTATGGTTCTGAATTTGGAAAAGGAACAAGCGGTAGAACTGAAGCTTTACAGCCACAGTTTACTCAATTTTCTAACTCTCCAATTATCATTAAAGACTATTACGAAGTTAACGGTTCTGATGCTACTCAAATTGGTTGGGTTGAAGTAACAACTGAAGAAGGTGCTAACGGATACTTCTGGTACTTAAAAGCTGAATCTGAAACTAGATTAAGATTCCAAGATTATTTGGAAATGGCAATGGTTGAAGGTGAGCTTAAAGGTAACGGTTCTGCTCCAAAAGGTACTCAAGGTTTATTTGCTGCTATTGAAGAAAGAGGAAATGTATATCTTGATTATGGCGCTGCTGGTGCAGGTGCATTATCTGATTTTGATAACATCCTTAAAAACTTAGATAAGCAAGGTGCTATTGAAGAAAACATGTTATTCTTAAATAGAAAAGTAAACTTAGCTTTTGATGATATGTTAGCTGAGCTTTCTGCTGGTTCTGCTGGTGGTACTGCTTACGGTCTATTTGACAACGATGCTGACATGGCGTTAAACTTAGGATTCACAGGTTTTAGAAGAGGTTCTTATGACTTCTACAAAACTGACTGGAAATATTTAAATGATGCTACTACTAGAGGTATCATGAGTGATATTGATGGTTGTTTAATTCCTGCTGGAACTTCTACAGTTTACGATCAAATGTTAGGTCAAAATATCAGACGTCCTTTCTTACATGTAAGATATAGAGCGGCTGAGGCTGACGATAGAAGAATGAAGTCTTGGGTATTAGGATCTGTTGGTGGTGCTTATACATCATCTAAAGATGCTATGGAAGTACATTTCTTATCTGAGAGATGTCTTTGTGTTCAAGGTGCAAATAACTTTATGTTGTTTAGAACAACGTAATTATTTTAATGCTGAGGCGTGAAAGCGCCTCGGCTTTTTATTAATTTTTTATTATATTATATTATGTCAAAAACAGAAGAAAACTGGGAGATCAAAGATAGATTATATCATCTTAAAACTTCCTACACACCACTAACATTAACAATAGGGTGTAGACACTCAGACATGCATCCATTACTTTATTTTGATGAAGAAAAAGGTCATCAAAGAGAGTTAAGATATGCTACTAATCAAAAGTCTTGTTTTGTAGACGAACAAAAAGGTCATGCTACTTTAGGTCATGTACAATTTAAAGATGGCGTACTGTTCGTTGGTAAAGAAAAACAAAACTTACAAAAACTTTTATCCCTATATCATCCACTAAGAAATAAAATATATGCTGAAAAAGATGAAGTACAAGAAGCAGCTGATGAAATAGATTGGATAGAAGCAGAACTTGAAGCAATGAATATTTGCAAGTCTTTAGAGATAGATGATTTAGAAGCGATAATGAGGGTAGAGATCGGCTCTAAAGTTACAGAGATGAGTTCTAAGGAAATAAAAAGAGATGCGTTATTGTTTGCTAAGAGAAATCCATTAAGCTTTATGGAGTTAGCTGTAGATGATAATGTTCAGTTAAGAAACTTTGGTATTAAAGCTGTTGAAGCAAATGTGTTAAAGTTGTCTGAAGATCAAAGAACATTTAAATGGGCTAGTAACGGAAGAAAACTTTTCACTGTACCATTTGAAGAGCATCCTTACTCTGCTTTAGCTTCGTGGTTTAAAACCGATGAAGGTTTAGAAATATACAAAGCTGTAGAGAAAAAGCTAAAATAACAAGTGATTATAATAATTAAGGGGCTGCGCTTGGCAGCCTCTTTTTAAATATATAAATATGATAAACGTAAACGAAGTATATAGAACTGTTTTACTTATTTTAAATAAAGAGCAAAGAGGGTTTATGACTCCAGATGAGTTTAACAATGTTGCTGATATTACTCAAAAAGAAATGGTTAATAATTATTTTGAGGACTTAAATAAGTTTGCTAGAGTTCAACAAATAGACGAAGAGTACGGAGATAGATACTTGTTTACAGAACAAAAGCTAGAACCTTTTCAATATATAGATACTAGAAATTTACCTATATCAAACAATATAATAAACTTAAGTTCATTAACCAACGAAGTTTATAGGCTTGGCGTTATAACCTACACGTCTGACGCTATATATCCAAGAGAGTCTATAGAAATTAAAAAAGTTTCAGCAAAAGAATTACAAAAAAGTTTAGCTAGTAAGTTAACAACTCCAACACTACAATATCCTGTATATGGCGCGGCTGCTACAGCTCCAAATTCAAATCCTGGTTTAGGTACACCTCAGTCTATATCTATATATCCTTTATCCGCTATACAATCTACAGGTGTTTTAACAATAAACTACATAAGCGTTGTTCCTCCGGTGTGGGGTTACAACATAGGTTCACAAGGTCAATACGAGTATGATTCAAACACGTCTATAAATTTTATGCTTATACCTAGTGAAAAAACAGATTTAATAACAAAAATATTGCTTTATGCTGGTGTTATAATAAGAGATCCTCAAATTATACAAGTAGCTATGCAAGAAGAGCAAAAAAATGAATTAATTGAAAAACAATAGTAAATGTCATTAATAACAGAAACAAACGCTCAATATTATTCTGGTCAACAATCATTTGACTCTTCAGGTGTAAACTCTTTTAAACTACAAAACTTAACAACTGGCTTTACTGGTGGTCTGCCTGTATTAAGTGGTTCTTTCAACGTGGTTGGAAATACAACGTCTGGATCTGGCAGTGGCGCTGAGTTTTTAGTCACAACAGATCAATCAGCTCAAAGTATATTAATAACAGTGACTAATGGAGGAGCAAATTATGCTGTAGGTGACACTATAGATCTACCACCACCACCAACTGGTACTTGGACTGCACCTCTTACTATAACTGTACAAGCTTTTATGCTAGGTGGAGATACATTTACAACTGATTTTAACACAGCTCTTGTTGCTACTGTACCTGGTGTTTCTAACACTAACTTTTCTGTAGTAGTGAATAATGTTGCTTTAGTTGAAAACACAGACTATGTATTAGTTAATAATAATACTGTGAGGCTAATAGCTCATCAAACAGCTGGAACGAAAGTTATAATACAATTAGCTCAGTTTGCTATAAACAACAACTATGGTAATTATTCTTACTTAACGTTAAAAGATTTAATAGATAACTTTTTGGTTGGTTATGTAGGTGAAGATAAATTATTATCTAGAGTTAAAAGAGCTGATATAATGTTTCATGCTAAACGTGGTATACAAGAATTTAACTATGACGTTTTTAAAAGTTTAAAATCTCAAGAGTTAACAATACCACCTAATTTGTGTGTACCTTTTCCTCAAGACTACGTTAATTATATAAACATATCTTGGGTGGATGATAATGGAGGTAAACACACTATATACCCTACAAGAGTTACTTCAGCGCCTGATAGTTTACCTATACAAGACACGGAAGGTATACCTATACAAGACGATGCTGAAAACAATATTGAAGCTACTCAGTCTATAACAGAAGAAAGATGGAACGATCAAACACTAACTAAAGATTTTTTAACTACAGAATATGATTTACCATATAGAGAATTTAACTTAGGTAGAAGATACGGGTTACAACCTGAAGAAGCAAACGTAAATGGTAATTTTGTTATAAATGATAGATTAGGATGTTTTACTTTTACAAATCAACTAGTTGGTAAAGTTATAATATTAGAATATATATCTGACGGTTTAGCGTATGATGAAGATAGTATTATACCTAAGTTAGCTGAAGAAGCTTTGTACATGCATATAGCTTATAGTATTCTCAACACTAGAAAAAATGTTCCAGAATATATAGTAAATAGATATAAGAAAAATAGAAGAGCTACAATGCACAATGCTAAAATTAGACTTAGCAATATTAAAACTCAAGAGATCGCACAAGTGTTTAGAAATAAATCTAAGTGGATTAAACATTAAATATGGCCAAGAAGAAAAATAAAATAAATCTAGAACATAAGAATAATTTTATTAAGTCTAGAATGAATAAAGATCTAGACTCTAGACTTATTCCACCTGGTGAATACAGAGACGCTAAAAATGTAATGATAAGCACTTCTGAAGGAGATGACGTTGGAGCTTTAGAAAATGTTTTAAAAAATGAAAGTATAGTAAGTTTATTTCCACCTAGGCAAGTAAATAACGCTATAGGTTGTAAAATAATAGGCTATATATTTGATCAAAATAAAAATAGGTTAATTGCTTTTTTAACAAATTGGACAGATAATAGTTTTGATAAACTTAGCGCTAAACCAAAACCTGTAGCCAACTTAGTTAATCAAACGTCTTGTTACATATCAGTATACGATTTTAACACATCGGTATCAACTATTATATGCGAAGGTTTGTTTTTAAATTTTTCATTAAATTCACCTATAAACGATGTTTCTATACTAGAAGATTTGTTATTTTGGACAGATAATAGAAATCAACCTAGAAAAATAAACGTAAGAAGAGCATTAGAAGATCCAACTTATTACGATTCTGAAGATAAAATATCAGTGTGCAAGTATTATCCTTATAATGCTATAAGATTATACGATTTAGACACCATTAGACCACAGAACTCTGTTTCTACCATGATTAACAAGTCTGATGAGTACATAGTGGAAGATCCTCTTGATGCTGCAGACTATATAAGTAATCCTAATTATGATGAAAACTGGGAAGGCGATAGCGATTATTTAGATGATAAGTTTTTAAGATTTAGTTATAGATTTAAATTTGACGACAACGAGTATTCGTTAATGGCTCCTTTTACTCAAATAGCGTTTATACCTAAACAATACGGTTTTTTAGTTGGTAACCACACGAACGCTGAGTTTACAAGTTCAGAACAAGAAGATCAATCATATAGAAGCACTATATTAAAACAAATGGAAAACTTTGTTGATCAAGCTACTTTAAACATTGACTTACCATTTGCTGCTAACGAAATTAGAGAAAAACTAAATATAACTGAAATTGAAATACTTTCTAAAAGAGCAGATGAACCATCAGTTAAAGTTGTTGATACTATACCTGTAGAAACTTTATCTAATAATTCAACTAATACGTATTCGTATGTATATAAGTCAACTGCTCCGTATGAAACCCTGCCAGAAGCTGAAATAATTAGAGTATATGATAAAGCGCCTATAAGAGCAAAAACTTTAGCTATAACAGGTAATAGAGTTATATACGGTAATTACGTATCTAGAAACAAGTGGCCTGATTATATAAACTATCACGCTGGTTATGATCAAAAACTAACTCCTTTAAATCAATCTACTAGTTTTGCTAGTGTAGAATACCCTAGTCACAGTTTAAAACACAACAGAACTTATCAAGTAGGTATAGTACTAGCTGACAGATATGGTAGACAGTCACCTGTAATATTGTCAAAAAACGACTTTGATAATGTAGACATAACTAATTTCCCTAATTTTGGCGATTCAACTTTTTATGTTAACTATAGATCTGGTGATCCAAACAGACAGAACATATTAAACTGGCCAGGTGATTCTATACAATTATTATTTGATGATGTTATAGATCTTGAAAACAACGGTGGTATATACAGAACTAATGGGGAACCAAAGTCATTTATATCAGGAACTACAACAGTTGGTGTTGGCGAGGAAATACAAGATTTAAATACTATTGGTCAAGATTATAGTGCTACTGTGCCTACTGTTCCTTTAAACATAACTACTGGTAGTGGTACTGGCATGACAATACTATATACGTTACAAGATAATCCTACTATACCTGGAAAGGAAATAGATACTGTAACTGTTGTTGAAGGTGGATCGGGTTATTCAATAAACGATCTTATAGAAGTGCCTGATGCTGGTAGTTCTGGTGGTGCTTTTCAACCAGCGACATTTAGAATAGCTGATGTTTACGCTGAAAACCCATTAGGTTGGTACACTTATAAAGTGGTTGTTAAACAACAAGAACAAGAGTATTATAACGTATACTTACCAGGTGTTATGGCTGGTTTTCCAAAACCAACCCCAAGTACTGTAGATGAGGAAAAATTATCAGAAAAATATAAAACTAGTTTTACTACTTTACATAATGACAATATAAATAAAATACCAAGAGATTTAAAGGAAGTTGGTCCTGATGATCAGCAGTTTAGATCTAGTGTTAAGTTATTTCCTAGAGTTGAGAATTTTTTAAATTTCAATGTTTGGAACGCTACGCCTGGCACAAACACTTGGTACAATTATTATTATTCTAGACAATTTCAATTAAAAAATAAGTATAGTACTACAGATCTTCCTTTAAGTGTTAGAGGTAATGTTGTTTCTGATTTTTCTAACGACATACAGACTAACTTAGAAATGGAACTTAAGTCTACTGTACTAGCTAATTTTGGTAGTCAAGATAAAGAGTTAATACAAAGCGGTGATATATACAATGGTTGGTATAGAGCTGAAA